CGGCATAGACCACTCTGCGGGGTACATTGGATATCGCGTAATCTGCCATAATCTTTCCTTAACTTAGTCTGAATCTATCTGATTTTGCTAAAAAAATCTAGCGTTTATATTTACCAAAGTCCCGCTTAAATTCCTTAACTTCTTGCATTGCATCAGCCAAATCGGGATCTTCTGCAATCAACCTCTCTTTTGCGCTGGAATAGGCATCCGACATCGTTTTGGTAATGATGGCTTGCGCGTCATCCATCTTATTTGCTGCCAAGTTTTGAAAGGCTGGCGACTCACCTAAATAAGCGATCTGATCTGCCAAAGCCCCATCCTGTGTAGCCAGCTCAATCCAGCGGTTGTACTGGGTAGCAGATAATTGGATGCCATCAACAGACTTCTTAGGGATGTACATCGGTACGCCGTAGGCCACTAGCACAGCCTTAGCCTGGTTATACTTTCCGCTTGACTCTTTAAAAGGGTTAAACATCTCGTACAGTTTGCCCTTGCCTACTGTCTCAATTTCACCCGTAATCGGATCTATAGACCGTGGTAGGCTGTCAGAGGTCAACGGATTGCGTGACTTGGCGTATCGCACCGCCTCATACGCAGCCCTTACTGCTGGTTCAAGAATGCCTGTCTTGGTGCTCATTTCAGAAGGCATGGTATTGGATTTAGTTGGATCCATAACACGCTCAACGCCAGCCACAAATGAGCTGTGTACCCCCACTACTGGGGCTCCACCAATAGCAAACTGAGATACCTGCTTGCTGGATGCGTAAATTAAATCATAAAGAATTGTGGGGCCATCCTTAGCGCCGGATGTAAACACTTTCATAATGTCATTAAATCCACTTAGCATAGGCTGCTCAGACAGATACTGGTAAACGCCTAAAGCGCCACCCATCATTATCTTATCTAAATCATCACCGCCTGGAGTCATCTGGGCATACTCGCCAGCTGTAGCTCCAATGCCTAGCAGGGTTCCAATAGGCTCTAATCCAGCATAGGAGATATACACCTTATCTGGGCCGCGAGATACAGTAGTCAGCTTTTCAAATTTAGCTAACAGCTCTGGATCTACGTCTTTTGTATCAAATACAAAGGAGAACTGCTGCCATTTTGTACCCTCTAGCGCCTTCTTATCTTCCATGCGCATTGGGCCGTAGCCTGTAACGCGCCCTTCAAATACGCCTGCGCTGACCGAGTAAATCATAAGGCCACCTAAAGTAACCCTAGCTATAGCTTGATCCTTGCGGATACCGCCTGCATTAAAGTCACCCCAAAACCGTGGGCTAGCAAAATTAAGTCCAGGCGTGCGTGTGATGGCCTCTAACGCGATATTCGTAGGCGTCTTAATAAACGGTACAAACATCTTAATTAAAGGATTCTGAGCTGCGCGCTGAATACCCTGTAAGGATTGCTCTAGTTCACGGGTAAATGTAACAGTACGAGCCACACCCATAGCTGCTTCACGAATATCGTCAGTAGGATTAACCAGCATATCGGCCATAAAGTCAGCTGCCTGACGAGCTGCGTTATCTGGAGTTACACCGCTTTCGACTAAAGATTTATACATCTTCTCTGATTCGCGGGTAGCTAAAGCATTGAGCTCCATGCGATATCCGATAGCTTTAAAGAACTCGTCCTCAGCCATCAGGGCGCGACCCGGCAAAGTAACGAACTTACCGTAATAGCTTAGTGCTCCGCTTACTGCCTTGCCCGTATCTGAGTCACCAAAGTCAACCTCAAACGGCTCACGGTTTAAACGCGTTGCCTCTATCTTTTGAAATGGATCTGTAGGGGTATTGCTCTTAAATGCTCTTGCAGCAATCTCGCTACCCTCGCGGATACCTTGCAAAAAGCCCATAGCTTGTGCGTATATCTCGTCTGTAGAGATAGCCTCTTCACCACCCTTAAACATGAAGTTACGGGTTTTCCCTATGACCGATGCAAGCGCGCGCTCAGGGATCTGCAAGCCGCCAAAGAATAAATTACCTGCAATATTCTTAGCATGAGTGGTTGGGTTAGATAGTAAGCCATTAATCCATGTGCTCATCCACATATCTGTACCTCTGGATAGCACGTTGCCGTAGCCGTTCTCAGCCATATTAGCGCGAGCAGAACTGCTGGTCAGAGCTGTGTACTTGCTAGCAAAATCATGTACTGAATTAATGCCGCCAGCCTCATTCATAATTGCCTCAAGCATCTCACCGCGCTGTGCGCTGGATTGCCTAGCCTGGGAGAAGATACCTAGAGTGCGGGCAATGTCAGCCTGACGGCCGCGTACTGCTTTGACTAAGGTACCCTCTAAAGCTACCGCCTGCATAAAAGCAGAGGTCAGCTCTGGGGTTAGTTCGCCAGTAGCTTTGGCTGCTTTAACCTGTTCACCCAAATCAAATGCCCGCTTACCTGCATCAACGAGCGCTAGCTGCATTTTGTACGCGTCTTGAGGGCTAGCCTTAGTCGCCTGCAATGGATCAATTATGCGAGCAATAAAGCCCTCATCGTAGCCGCTGACAGATAGCTCCTCGGCCATCTGCTTATAGCTAATCTTCTTGATCTTATCTGCGCCGTATGCCCTAGCTGTGGCCTCAATAAACTGCTTGACGCCATTCTCGTCTTGGATCATGTCCAAGTTAAATGCTGTCTCTGGTACGCCTGCTGCCCTCTCCGCGGAAGTTGGTGAGGGTTTACCCGTAGTAGGCATCTGCGGCATAGACTCAATAATGACTTCGCCTTTAGCGCCTGTCTCGCGAATAACCTGCGACTGTCCCACCTTACCTTGATCTACACCCTCTGGAAGTATAGGGCGCTCTGTGCGTACTGGAGCCTCTTTGATTGCTTTACGTAATAGGCTGCTTACCCCAGCTACCTGCGTAGGCTCAAACTCTTGGCCAGCATCGGTCAGCGGAATGAGCTCTTGCATCTGAGTTGCAAGCGGGACTACCTGCTGCGATTCTTTGTCCGCAGCGGATAGGTCGTCCAGGCGTTCAGTAAGGGATGGGATAGACATTATCCAATCCCCTTATTCATGGCAGCAAAATCAGCAACATTCATTGCTGGGCCTTGGGTAGTTCTATCCTCCCCGGCCTCCCACCAATCCGCAAACTCAATACCATCTTGCATATACTCTTGCGCGCGCGGGAATTGCTGAAGGAAATCTTCTTCTGTTAGTGTGACATTGCTAATCATTTAGCTGCCCTTTCTGTAATTTGCTCGCCAGTATCCATAGGAGATGGGGTAGTCTGGCTCTCTGTTTTGAGCATGATAACCTCTTTCTTTTGGCGCGGGATATTTACTTGCGTGCCGAGCTTAGGATCGTATTGCACAAAGAATCCTTTGGAATCCTGTGCAGCCAAGGACTCCTTGCGGGTCATAGCCTTATTCTTGAGGCCGACAATCACCCCATCAAAACCTGCTGGCTGCGCGTCCATCGGCCTAAAGTCATAGGCATCGCCATCAATTACTTTATAGATTTTGCCTGTAGCCTCATCGAGCACAGACTCCGGCAGCGCCTTCTTGCTGCTGAATGCCATAGCTACGTTTTGACCGCCGTCAAGCCATTGGCGCATCTGAGCCCAGTTGGTATGTGGATTGTCAACGTCTACTGTCAAACCATTTTGACCAGCCTTCTGAGATAAGCCTGTAGAGCTGTAAGTGTAATGATGATTTGGCGCGACCGGGCGGTACTTCATCTTCGTGTAATCGTAGAAGAGTACATCAGGGTTTGCCTCAATAATTGACTTATGTACTTTTGGATCAATGTCAGAAAGCACGTTAAGTCGAATAGCTAAAGCAGCTCCATTCTTTTCTGCTGCTTTCTTCAATGAGAATATTTCTTCATTGAGCTTAATGGCAAAAGCCTCTGGCTCGCGGAACATAGCTTGCGTCATTCTAAAGCTACGTAAGCGGGTACCCTTCATAGCATCTAGGTCTGCACCACCGCCGTAAGCAAAGTAGCCGCCGGATGTTTTACCAAGGCATTCCTGAGCGCAGCTTGCAGAGTTCGGGCAAGTGCTAAATTTGTTTGCTTTAAATGCTGGGGAGATAGCTAGTCCAGCGCTTTCAATATTGCGACCATCTGGCAGTTCGATTGGAACGCCGCCCTCAATACCAGTTTCGGTCTTGAGTAGTTTCCCGTTAGTCGTAAGCAGCCGCTTAGTTTTGCCATCAGCTCCGACACCAAGGATTGGGGCTAGGCGCTGGTTTGCTTGGATAGCAAGATTCCTGACTGTTTCTGGGCTGGCTGTCTTGATGTAGTTTATTGCATCATTAAATGCTTTTTCAAAGCGCTGAGTTGATGGCTCAAATGGGAATGGCTTTGCAATCAAATCCTTAAATGCCTGGTCAGAATATATCTGTCCTTTTGGCACGTTTGCGGATACATATTCCTTTAGCTCTTTCTGCTGCTTGCCAGTTAGCTTTGTACCAGTCTGCTGCTCAAACGCTTGAATCATTTTTGTAGGCGACATATTTGACGCAACACCGTCCGCAACAATCTTCTGCGCTATAGGCAAACTCTCTGGGCTAAGGCCAGTAAACGATACAGGCTTGATTGCAAGCGGCGCGCCAGTTGGAATTTCTCCAATTGCTTTAATGCTCATGCCAACAGGCAGATCCTTAGTGGCCTGCACTACCTTCTTGGCTCCAGCAGCCAAAGGTCTACCAAGACCAAGTGTAGCTACATCAATTGCAGCTGTGCCAACATCTTCATTTAGCATTGCTGGGCTACCAGATGCGCTGAAATAAGTACGCCCGTCTGGGCCAACCGTGCTGCTTACTACTGGCTGGCCGCGCAATGGCTGACCCGTACCAGCTGCAATCAGAGCTGCTGGCGTACCAGTTAATTTACCCTCATCTTTTGAACCAACAAAAGGTAGGAAGTCGCGCAGCTTGAGATTGCCAATAATTGGAACCTCACGGCCGAGCAAAGTATTTAATGTGCCAGGCGCGCTTTGGTCAATCAAATCACCGAGCTCGCTTAACTTAACGCCAGATGTCTCTAATGCTTTCTCAAACGCAGTCTGTGGAATACCAGTAATCGTACCCATCTCTGGCTGCTTTGGCGCTGTCTCAACCTGTGGCCCAGATACCGTTACCTTACCAGCTGGCACAACCTCATCCGGCATCCGCATGGCGTTGGCTAGGTCTTGCATATAGAGTTCGTCTAGCATCTTATTTCCCGTTTTGGATTCTTATAATAGCTTCTGCTTCAGTCTTATTAACTTTTGCTTTAAGTAAGTCATCTAGTGTATAAACTCTGTTTGGATCATATTCCAACTTGTTTTTTTCAAACCTGTTTTTTAAACGAGTTTTTTTATCAGATTGAGATTGAACTTCTTGCTGCACCTTTTCGCCTTTAACAATTAAGGTTGCGGCATCATATGGGTTAAACGGTTCTCCAGTTGCGCGAGCTTGTTGTTGCATATTCATCAATTCAGCTTTTGCTTCTGCGGCAACCTTTTTAGCATTTCCAATGCCGGGTGACATTGGATCATTAATTCCTAAAGTAAAATCAATAAACTGTCTGCCGCGAGTCATCTCAGGATTGTCATTACGAACAATCTTTTTAAGGTCGTTTGCTTGTTTCCAAGTGATTACTTTACTAATTGCTAAGTTATCAAAGTAAGACTCGCCAACCATCTGACGATCCGCTAAAGATTCAAACTGGCCGTACATCATTGCGTTAGCTCCAGGGCCTTCGCCTGTAATCAGCGCTTTACGCTCCTCATCTGGCAAAGTAATGCCAAGAGCTTTGGCTTGATTCAGTACTTGCTGGCCGCTAATCTGACCAGCATAAAACCGATCTTTAGTAGCGTTCATCTCGTCTGCATTAACTGCTGCATTTAATTCGCTTGTGCGTTTCCATGCGGTAGCTACTTCACCGTTACGGTCTACGTACATCTTGATTAGCTTGTCTTTATTAACGCGAGTCATTACGCGATCTAGCTGGCCAAAGTCACCAGCTTGCATTCTACGCAATCCCTCTACAGGAGTCTTAGCAAAATCTGGACTAGCTGTGTAATCCACAATCGCGCCCATCAATGCGCGGTCAAAGTCTGCACGTTTCTCAGCAAAGAATTGTGGATCGTTTGTTTGCGCTGCAATATCAAATACGCGCTGGCGCTCAACCAAGATACGCTCTGCTAACAAAACTGGATCCTTTTCTACCCGCATTAGATCCGCAATGATAGTAGGGGTCTGCGAGATTAAGTCATCTGCGTTAGCTTTGACGCCTTCACCGTAAATCTTATAGGCGCGGTCTGCTGCCTTAGCGTATACAGGAGCTCCAGCACTACCAGCGGATGCCCTAAAGCGCAAGCCTTCCTCGGGTGAGATGCTTGATATAGCTCGGGCATATCCATCTGTTCTTGCTTTAATCTCAGTCTGTACATCTTTTAGATTAAACGTTCCTGACTCAACCATACCACTAAGGCGTGAAAACTCATTACGTATTTTTACCTCTAATTCATTACGGAGTTGAGCCGCTTGTACTTTACGAGCTGCATTGCCAAACGTAGTGCCAGGCTGTGCAAACAATTCCTGTGGGCTTTTGCCAGCCTCCATAGCAGCCATGACTTGCTCTGCGCTAGGCTGGTTCTCTGCGCCAAAACGTTGGCCTTCTATTTCGGCCTGCTCATTAGCTTTCTTAAATGCAAATTCAGATACGCGATCTAGCGCAGATGTAATCGTAGTTAGCTGTGCGGCAGACTCTTTTACGTCAGCACGATCTAAACGTGGAATATCAGCAGGCAAATAACCTGTTGGCTGGTAGAGTGGGAGAGTAGCCATATTTAACCTTTAGGACATAGAGTAAGGAGTGCTCATGTCAGTAACTGGAGCTGGTGTACTTGGAGCGCTACCTACTGAGCTTGCGCTTGCAGCTGCTCCACCAAGTTTAGCAAACGCATTAAAGTACCCTGTGCGCTCTGCTGTTTTGCCTGCACTCTCATATAAGCTAGCTTGGATCAATCCATTGCGGCGCTGGCTTTCTGCGCCAGATAAAGCAAACGCAAACTCTTTACCGCCGCGAGTACTGTTTACTGCCTGAACCAATCCAGCAGATCCATCAAAAGCATTTACGCCGCCAGCAAAGCCACGGGCGATTACAGCTGCATTGGCCGCATTGGTACGCTGCAATATTTGATTAGCTTGAAACTCATATTTAATGGCAGCGCGCTCAGTCTCAATACGAGTCATGGCCGCCTGCTGGTCGTAGTATTTTTTCTTGTCCTGGCCTTCTTTAATTGAGCCGTAGGCCGATAATACGGTTAAGGCTATCGCAACTGCTGCCATGCTATGTCCCCTGATGTGTAGCTACTTTGTACTCCATACCCAGTAAAGTCATCTTTAAAGGTATGTCCTGAGATATCGTAATCTTAGCCTCTTGCGAGTAACCTAAGATTCCATGCAATGTTTTAGTTCCTGTGTATTCTGCGACTGGCTCATCCAAGATGTCACCAAAAGCGCGGAATGGGATCTGAGTACCGTTAATCTTCATGTGTTGCGTATTTGCAACAAGTGCGTTTACCTCAACAATGCGCTTCTTAAAGCCAAGACGTGTGCCTGTTTGCAGCTTTAAATCAACTGGCATGGTGCGAGCCTCGACCGCAATAGGCAAACCTATCTCGTAGGATGCTGCCGTAGCTCTAGGCAGCGTTACGGTACCGCCAGCAGGCACAGCCTGGTTAGCTTGTACTGCGCCGTCCTCAATGATATTAACGCTCTCCGTTACTAGGTGCGACATCGTTACTGTGCTTACTACGCCTGTGCCTGATTTAGCGGAATCTGTAAACAAGTCGTTATCAAAGACCTCTACATAATATTGATTTACTCCATTTACATTGCGGCGCACAACGGTATATATCGTTGATATATCCACGCTGACATCAATGTACGCGCCATCTACTGTAATGAACTCGGATGGAGCAATGACGTTCTGCGCACGCAGCAGAGAAAACACAGCCATCGTGCCATCATTAGAGTTAGTCATTAATAGTAAGTCATTCTCATCTGTAGCTACAGACCTACGCAAAGCCAGGCGACTTGGCCCCTTTAGCAGATGGCCAGCAAGCAATGAGATTTTCTGAGTAACGTAGGTAGCCTGAGTATCCGTATACGCAAACTCATTAAGCGATTTACCCTGGCGCTGAATAAACAAAGTGCCTGACTCTAATTGCTGCACCCGCACACCTTGCTGCGTGCCATTACGGCTAGCAGTTTTAACAAAGAAGTTGGTAGGTGTGATTGGATCTAATCCATTTTGCGGGACGTAGAACTCACCGCCAGTAGTAAACACTTGCAAGTCGCGACCAGAGATAATATCGACAATCGCATTAAATGTATTGGTGTCTAGTGTTGCCTCAACCGCGTCATCATCTAAACCTTCAGTAGCCTCAAAATCAAAAAAGAGGCCAACCTTAGAACCCCATATAGTACTAGGGCGAGACTTAGAGCCACCAAAGTACAGACGACCTTCGTGGAAAGTAACAGAGCGAGGCCAACCTTTTGTGCTAGACCATACAGCTTCGTACCCAGATTCATAGTCCCATTGTCCATTCGCGATAGCAGAGGTATTAAAAAACGGAAACTCTGTAATTGCGTCTACAGATGTAGTTGAGTTAAACCGTACAATCTTTGCTCTACCTTGTGGCTGGGCATTAACATATTGACCTACAGCGCCGGAAGTAAACACAGCGGATGATGCGGTTAAAGTAACCTTACCTGATACAGCAGATGGCGTCAAAGTCCCAGCTGGGTTAGTAACCGATACCGTAAATGCGTATTTAGGAATAGAGTCAAACGTAATCGCGCTAGCAGTCCAAAGAGAATCACTAGCTCCGCGAACGATACTAATAGGCGCAACATCAGGATGTACCACAATCAACGTATCTGCGGACTGAGTCCATACGATATTGTTTAAGGTAGATCCAGTCAAACCAACTCCAGATGTAGATAGGAATGGATTGCCTGTGCCATTAATGTTAGTGATTAAAACTCTATTCTTAAATATGTACATCCGATTATGCGTAAAACACAGCATATAGCTGTCAGATGTAGAGAACTCAAACTCAACTAAGCGCACGCCGTTAGCAGCAGACTCAGCCCCAGAGTTAGCTAGAGCTGTAATGTAACGAGAGCCAGGCCTGCGGCGAATGCCGCCTTGTGGCTGGCAGACTACATTGGTAGCCTTCTCTAATGCGTTTGAGTATGCAGTTAAATCTACACGGGCGCGGAGCAATGGATCAAGCTCACCCGTAGAGAAGTTCGTTTGTATGCTTACAAAGCGACTCATTAATACCTCACGCTAATAAGTGAGAAGTCATTTATAGCGTTAGTAGGATTGCCAGCGCCATCAATATTCATTGCTTGACGTAGATAGCCACCGCGGCCATTCTCGCCTGGCGCGCCTGTAGCTACAGATTGCCAGTACTGGCTTTTGTCTGTTTGGTCGGTGATAGGCAAAGCAAGGTGCCAGGTCATCATGTACTTGAGGAGCTGCACGAAATAAGTGGGCATTTCAAACTCAGGCACAGAGTACTGATAGTCAATATACACCTGCTCGTAATCCGCTAATAACTTGTCGCCAATGATGCGGTATTCTTTGCGCGGAGGGATGTTGGTAGCGTTAGTATCATAGATAGCTCTAGGACTCGTTAAACGGTCTCCTGGGAGCTGATACTCATAACGGTACTCATTGATAGG